TTCTAAACAGAGGAGTGCCACAAGGTGCGAGGAACACAGTTCTATTTAATGTATGCACATACTGTAAAAAGAAGAGTCCAGACTCCTGGCATACGATGTTTGATGAGATCAATCAAAAGTATTCGTCTCCTCCTCTGCCTTCTACAGAAGTTGTTGCAATACAGAAACAGCATGAGAAAAAAGATTATCAGTATCAATGTGCTGTTGAACCATTGAAGAGTCACTGTAACAAAACAGCTTGTAAGAAAAGAAAGTATGGTGTTGGTAATAGTAAGTCAGTTCCTATTTTAGGAGGTCTTACAATACTTCTTTCAGAGCCTCGATTATATTTTCTAGATGTCAACGGCCAGAGGTTAGAGATATCAACCAAGCAGTTACAGATGCCTATGCTATTCCAGGAAGCATGTATGGAGCAGTTAAATTATATGCCTGCCATGCACAAGAAAGAAGATTGGCATGATGAAGTTAATGCTCTTATGTCCCAGGCAACTGTCATAGAGGTTGATGAACTTCTAACATACAGAGGACAGTTTAAAGAGTTACTGGAAATATATTGTACAAGTAGAATTAGAGCACGAGCACCAGAGGAGATGGTGTTAGGTAAGCCGTGGACAGAAAATGATCTTACTTATTTTACCATGAAAGGTTTACAGGAGTTTTTAAGAACAAGGGGGTTTAATCATTTTACCAGAGGTCAGATACAGGAACGTTTAAAAGAATTAAACGGAGGTCAAAACTGTAATGGAAAATATAATTTAAAAGATGACGACTCTGGTAAGTGGTCAGAGATTCGAGTCTGGTGGGTACCAGAATTTGATGACGAGGAAATTGAACTAACAGTTAATAAAAAGGAGGATGATGATGTCCCATTTTAACTTTAAGGAAGATGAACTTTTGAAGCTGTCGGATATTAAGAATAAACTTAGTGTATCCTACAGCACCCTATACAGATGGATTGAGGAAGGATCTTTTCCCAAACCTCTTGTATTTGGCAAAGGTGAAAAGAACGCAACAACACGTTACGTTAGAAAAGAAGTTGAAGATTGGTTGGCCAATAGACCAAGAGAAAAGTAATGATAAAAGAAACATTAATATTTGGGCCACCAGGGTGTGGCAAGACTTATACTTTGATTGATATTGTGCGTAAGCATCTTGATAAGAATGGTAAACCAGAGAGGATTGGTTTCGTTTCTTTCTCTAAAAAGTCCGTGACAGAGGCAAGAGATAGGATATCTAAGGACTTAACTCCTAAACAGATACCCTGGTTTAGAACCTTGCACTCGATAGGCTATCAGTGGCTTGGTATGAAAGATGAGAACATGATGACAAAGTATGACTTTAATAAGTTAGGTCAGAACTTGGGTATAACTTTTGATAACAACACGGCCACTTCAATGAATGATGGCTTGATCACAAGTTCTTTTAACAAAGGCAATAAATATCTTGAGGTGATTGGTAGAGCTACAATGCGTAAGATAAGTCTGGAACAACAGTTTAATGATGTAAAAGATTATGCTTTAAATTATTCTTATCTTAAAAAAATAAATGAAACGTACCAGGATTACAAACAGGAACATAACAAGTATGACTTTACAGACATGATTGATTTGTTTGTAAAGGGTGGGAGTTCTCCAGAGTTGGAACTTTTGATTGTTGATGAAGCACAAGATCTTACACCACTACAGTGGGATCAGGTGAAGCTGATGAAGAATCATTCTCAAGAAGTCTGGTATGCAGGTGACGATGATCAATGTATTCACCGATGGAATGGTGTTGAGGTTGGCAACTTCATACATGCATGTCCTGACAGAACAGTGCTTGGTCAGAGTTATAGAGTTCCTTCAAAAGTTCATGCACTTGCAAATAAAATATCTAAAAAGATCGAGGTTCGGCAGCCGAAGGATTGGGAGCCTACAGATAAGGAAGGTAATATAGAATATCATATGGATTGGAGAGAACCGAACATAGATGAAGGTTCCTGGACAATCATGGCAAGAACAAATCGCCTTGTATCTGGTATAGCAGAATCCTTACGGGAGGATGGATATCTATTTAATCGATATGGTGTTCCGAGTATAGATGAAAACATTTTAAACAACATGTCCCTCTGGAATCAGTTGATACAAGATGAACCCATACCAATTACAGATGTTAGAAACTTATACAAGATGATGCCGAAGAGAGGTGAGAAAGCAATGGTTAAATGGGGATCAAGCAAGCAGTTTGATTTTCTAGATGATGATCTGTTCTTTACTTACGATCAACTTGTAAAAGACTATGGTTTACTTGCATCTAAGGACATGGATGTTTATAATGTTTTAAATGTTTCTCGAGACGATAAAGCCTACATGAAAAGTTTAGAGTTAAGAGGTGAGATGTTTGAGAAACCAAGAATAAACGTATCAACCATTCATGCAATGAAGGGTGGGGAGGATGATAATATAATGCTATTGACAGAATCTTACCCTACTGCAACCACTGATGAAAAACTGTTTGATGATGAGCATCGTGTGTTCTATACGGGAGTTACAAGGACACGTCATAACTTACATATCATCGATACACCCTCTAAATTTAAGTATGAACTATGAAAAGAGAACAGATATTAGACAAAGCAAAGATATTAATTAGTGGTGATAGGGCAAAGGATTATGGTGATGCTTACCTTAACCATAAAAGAATAGCAGAGTTATGGAGTCCTATACTTAACAAAGATATTACAGTTGAGCAGGTGTATACATGCATGATCGCTGTAAAATTATCTAGATTGATTGAAACACCAGACCACGAAGACTCATGGGTTGATATATGTGGCTACGCTGCTCTAGGAGGAGAGAAGAATGAAAAAGCAGAATAGCACAATAAGTTTTATAGAACGCATAGAAATGGATCTCATGGAGATTGAATGGTTTCCTCCTTCCATGTTCCCAGATCTAAGAGATTGTAAATATATAGCCATAGATTTAGAAACATGTGATCCTAATCTTACAACACTCGGTCCAGGGTGGGTAAGGAATGATGGATTTATTGTAGGCATAGCTGTAGCTGCAGGAGATTTCTCTGGGTATTATCCTATCAAACATAAAGGCGGTGGTAATCTACCTTTTGATAAAGTTATGTCCTGGATCAAGGAGCAGATGGATACACCTAATGTAGCAAAGGTCATGCACAATGCCACCTATGATCTTGGTTGGTTACATTGGGCAGGGGTTAAGGTTCAAGGTAAGATAATCGATACCATGATAGCTGCACCCTTGATTGACGAGAACAAGTTCTCTTATGCATTGACTAACTTAGGACGTGAATACATTGACATGCGTAAGGATGAAAAGATTCTACGGGCTGCAGCAAAAGATTGGGGAGTCGATCCCAAGAAGGACATGTGGAAACTACCATCAAGATATGTTGGAACATATGCTGAACAAGATGCAGTGATGACATTGAAACTATGGCAGAGGTTTGAGACAGAACTATCACGGCAGGAGCTCACAAATATATTTGAGTTAGAGCAGAAACTGACACCGCTTTTGATGGACATGAGAATCAAAGGTGTTCGTGTTGACGTTGATAAGGCTGAACAAACTAAAGTTAAATTAGGCAAGATGAAAGAAACACTTGTAAACGAGATTAAGAAGGACACAGGCATAACTATTTTACCCTGGGTAGCTACAAGCCTAGCGAAGGTTTTTGACCACTACAACGTCCCCTACGGCAAGACAGATAGTAGTAATCAACCATCTTTTACAAAAGCTTTTCTGCAAGCATGTCAACATCCTATTGCTGCAAAGATTTTAAGATTAAGAGAAGTTGATAAAGCAGACAGTACATTTATTGAAAGTATTTTACGGCACGAGAACAAAGGCAGAATACATTGTGAGTTCCATCCCCTTCGTACAGATGATGGTGGCACACTTACTGGCCGTTTCTCTTCATCTAATCCAAATCTACAGCAGATACCTGCAAGAGATCCAGAGATTAAATCCTTGATTAGAGGATTGTTTATACCAGAAGAAGGACAGAGGTGGGGGAGTTTTGATTACTCAAGCCAGGAACCAAGATTGCTTGTTCACTATTGTGCAAGTGTCAAGGATCAACATCCTTTTGTTGATGAACTTGTCAAGCAGTATCATGAGGACGATGCTGACTTTCATCAGATGGTAGCAGACATGGCAGGCATAGATAGAAAACAGGCTAAGACAGTTAACCTTGGTATTATGTATGGCATGGGTAAAGCTAAACTGGCAAACACATTAGACATTACAGTGGAGGAGGCAACAGATCTTCTTGATAACTACCATAAGAAAGTTCCTTTTGTTAAGGGTCTGGCTGACTTTGTATCAAGTAGAGCATCCAAGTACGGCCAGATAAGAACAATACTTGGTAGGAAGTGTAGGTTTGATATGTGGGAGCCACGTTCTTTTGGCTACAACAAGCCTATGAAAAAAGAGGATGCTGAAAAGGAATATGGTCCAGGTATACGAAGAGCATTTACATACAAGGCACTGAACAGATTGATACAAGGCAGTGCTGCAGACCAGACAAAGAAAGCTATGGTTGACTGTTACGAAGAAGGTTTTGTTCCAATGCTCACTGTTCATGATGAATTGTGTTTTGGTATAGAGTCCGAGGAGCAAGCATCAAGGATCAAGGAGATTATGGAAACGGGTCTTGAACTAAAAGTCCCAAGTAAAGTAGATCAAGAGTTAGGTGATAATTGGGGAGAGGTTGGTTAGACTTCCATCTCTTCCATACGCTTACATAAACGCTCCGCCCGATTTGGCACCTGTTTATGCCACCTCGAGTCACGCATCTGATTTGCACTTTCCTGCCAATTTCCGTCCATAACAGCTTGTATATGTTTGCGAAACTTGCTGTATCTTGGTCTGCCTAAGTTAAACATCATGTTTGCTACAATCTGTTTTACCTCTTCTGGTAGTTTGTCCCAATCATCATAGACTTTCTTGCAGTCCTGGATAACAGTCTGTATATCCTGTTCAAAGAGTTCTGTAACTCTGTCCTCGGATACCTTTGCACCTAGCTCCAGATCAAACTCTGGTTCATCCTCTCTGCACAAATGTCCGATTCCACATGTTTTTAGGGAAAGATGATCGAGGTATGTTTCGTACTTGACCCCCTCATCAATGATGAGTTGATCTTTTAATTTTTCTAAGTCCATTATTGACTCCCGAATGTTGCTCTTGTAGTTGGGTTAGGCACGAGTAGCGGGTTTATTTCTCCCACACTCGATGCTGGTGAAGGCGGTGGTACGTTGACGGGTGGTGCTACCACGTTAGGTGTTACTTCTGCTGCACCTGCTTCTGCTATTAAAGGTATCTCACCTCTCATTGCACTGCCAATGGTTTCTCCTACTGCTTTACCAGTGCCAACGACTGCTTTACCTATAGGTGATCTTAATAAATCAACATCTTGTGTTGTATCTGCTGGAAAACCTTTATTACGAAACTCTGTTTGAATATTTACAATTTCTGGTAAGGCCTCTAAATATGCATCGTAATTATTATTATCATAAAAAACAGATGCAAGTTTTTTTGAAATTCTTCCAGGATCAAAGTTACCTCTAACTGTAGAACTGAAACCAGGAACATTTTTCTTTTTTAATATAGAGGTGATTTCGGTTTCATTTAAACCTAATTTTTTTGCATCTAAAACAGTCAATCTAAAATCATTGTGAACATTAAATTTATCTTCCATAGATTTTCTATATGCATCTACAATTTGTTTGGAAGTAAGATTATAATCATCAGCGATAGAGGAAAAACTTGACATCGCTTTTGCATTTGCCGCCTTATAATCATGACCTTTATATCCAACAAGATCATTTAAGTTAGCGTCTATTGTTTTAAAACCAGTAAGTGTATTAAAAATTTGTTCATTTAATTCAGCTTCTCTGCCTAATTTGTCTTTATCATTTATGCCAAAAGTCTCATTATAACCTAATTCATTTACAATTGCCCGACCTACTGGACTTGGTGTAAGAGTTCCTCCTTTTACATCAACTGGAATAAAAGGAGGAAGAATACCCTCTAGAACATGTGCAAAACTTTTAATCAAAGTCATACCTGCACTATCGTTGTCTCTGTAAACATAAGAACCACTTAGTGTTCTTCCACCACGACCACCAACTAATTCTCCTGTAGCTCTAAGAATAGGGTCATCTGTTGTATATCTTAACTCTTTATCTTTACCAGTTGGCAAGACATCTCTTAATTTACTTGTTATAATTGATTCTCGTGTAAAAGGTTCTATAAACTCAGAGAAAGTTTCAAAAACAGCATCTTTAAGTACACCAGTTGGTGGCCGTCCTAATCTTTTAGATTCTTCAAATTTGTTTAAAGCAGCGGAAGCCATCTTATCAAAATACTCGTATGGATTAGAATAACTATAATTAACGTATTGTATTTTTGTTTCACCATTTTCATCAACGTATTTACCTACGGGTATTAAACGTGCATTTCTTTCCCAAGGAGCACCAAAGGATCTTCTAAATGCATTTGTTTCTTCCTCTGAAACACCGCTGACAGAATGAGCAAAAGTGCTTAAAGCTTGAGGTGCTATTACGGAGGTGCCTGTCATTCCGCTAATTCTTCTTAATCCTATTCTTTGTATTTCTGGAATATCAGAGGCAAGTTCATCTATACCACGAGCAATTGTATTCGCACCCGTTCTTAAAATTTCTGCAGGAAAAGAAATAAAGTTACCAACTGGAAGTTTTCTAAGACCTTTAACAATTTCTGGAACTTTGTTATAGTTTGGTACAGTATCTCTTACAATACCTGCAGCCATTTCATTTATTGTTTTACCACCAAGAAACTTATCTACAGTTGCTTGATCTGCATTCTTTAATGCTTTTTCTAATTTACTAACTTCAAACTTATAATTGTATATCTTCCATACATTATCACCGCCTTGATAAAGGTCTTGCATAAATTTGTTAGCTTTACCTAGTTGTTTACCACCTGGAACAACATCTCTTAACTTTTGAAAAAACTTTGTGCCACCTTCTGTACCGCCAAAACCTTTAGAAATAAGATCTTGAAGTTCTCTAATCTCTGCTTGTGTTCCTAATATTCCAAGACGTTTAAGTTCTTGTAATTCTTTAGCCACACTTTCAGAACCTTTCTTGGCTATGTCATTAAAAACAAAACCTATTGATTCTGCTAAGTTTGCTCCTTTACCTATATTACCTTGACTTGCAGCAAAGGCAGAGGCAGAAACAAAGTTTCTTATTTGTGTTGGTGGCGACAATACAGTTTTAGTATACTGAACAGTTCCTTTTGCTCTTAGAAAATTAGAATATGTTGATCTAATTGGATTGTTTAAAAAATCTTCGTCACCTAAAACTTTTCTTGTTAAACTATTGTAAATATCTTTCGGAACCATGTAACCATTCAAGGATCCAAAGGAGTCATTTTTTACAGATCTTGTTAAATTATCAACTATTTCAGCAACTTTATCTGGATCTTTACCAGTTATACCCTTCAAAGTGCTTATCAACTCACCCACATTTTGACCTAACATTTTATAGCCTTGATCCTGTAGGTTTTTAATTTCTTGTTCGGTCATTTCAGCAGTGTTTTTAAAATACTTACCTAATCCACTATCGCTATCAGCTAGTTCTCTAATTTTACTAAAGTAATTATCTACTGCTTTAAACTCTGATAAGTCAGCTATTGTATTTAAAAAAGCTTCTTTGGGTGTGTTTATTTCACCTAATAGCTCCTTTTGATAAAGTGTTTCTATTTTATTATCATCTTTAAAAAGATTTGTGTTTAACCTATCTATTGGTACACCTTCAAGAGTCTCTGTTCTTTTTGCTCTTTTTTGATTTGCAGCACTTTTAAATCTATTAAAAAAGTTTTCTGCTGCTTTTAAACCTTGTTCTTTGGTAGGGCCAGTTGCTGCAAATGTTCTTCTGCCTTGATCAGTAACTATTCCTAAACTAGCTAAATAATCATCAGGGTTCATGTTAGGATTAATTCTTTTATCATTCGCCATAAGAACTAATTCTTTCATCAAATTCTTTGGATCTTTTTGAAACTCAATAGCTGCTTTATTTAATGAATCTTTACTAGCAGTGAACGTAGCATCTTCAAAAACTTTATACTTAGTTCTCATGTATGACCCAAGATTATTTATAATCTCTTGTTTAAGACTACCGCCAATAGTTTGTTCTATATTTGCTGCATCTGATATTTTTTCTAAAGATGTAAAGTAATCACTCTTCATTATGTCTTTACTTAAATCATCTATTTGAGTTCTCATATCAACCATATCATCGATGGCTGCATCTAATCCTGCTCTTACACCCTTATCATTCAGTTGTTTAATTTGTTTTTTATACAACTTTTTTAAATCTGCTTTAGATAAATTTTGTGCAAGAGGACTAGTTAAAATTTGTTGCATTGAAGTAAAAACTTCTTCTCTCAATAAACGAGTGTCTTGACCTCTACCTTTTGATCCTAGATTCTTGGCAAAATCTTTTAATCCTTTAGTTATATTAGTATCTAAATTACCTAGTATTCTGTAAGCTTGATCCATTTGAGCATCAACTTCTCCAGGTAGAATTAGTCTTTGATCAGCTATATCATCAGATAAAAATCCTCTATATCTAAACTTACTTAATACTGTTGTAAAACCTCTTTGAAGATAGTTTAAACTTTCTGCACCTTCATCTAATCTTTTTTCATCTAGACCTTTAATAATATTAGAAGTCTTTTCTCCTAATGCTTTAGCACCTTTTGCTATAGGTGATGCAATAGGAGCAACAACTTTACTAGTTCCTGTAAGTGCTAAACCAAGTGCTGCTGGTGCAGTTGCTGTTATAACACCTGCTTCAGTGCCTATCTTTAATTTATTGAGAAGTCTTCTTTTAGCTTCTTCTCTTCCAGATAATTCATTTCTTTGATCTGTTTCTGTTATTCCTCCACCAACAAGATCTCCAATAGAAGTTATATCATCTGTAGAAACAGCTGCATCTGCTGCACCTGCAGCTAAAACTTGTCCTGCTTTAGTTATTAATCCAGGAGCCTTGCTTAATTTACTAACCACACCTGCTGCACCTAACCCTGGAACAGCAAACTGTGTAAGAACTTCAGCACCTTTACCTACAAATCCTGCAGGATCTAACCCTGCTTGTTCTCTAAAATCCTCAAAACCTTTTGTTACTTTTTTAGAATAATCTGTATCTGCAATAAGATCTACTGCACCAACACCTAGTTCAGCTAAACCTTGAACTATTTTACTACCACCAGATACAATACCTTCGGCTAACTCTACACCAACACCTTCATATTCTGGGTCTTTTGTGCTTGTGGTTTGTTTTTCTTCTCTTTTTTTAAACGCTTCTAATCTTTTAACAGCTTCTTCTCTCGTAGTGCCGTCTGCAAAAGTATAAGTTTCTCCATCTATCTCATAAGATACGGCCATTTTTAACTTGATTTACCTAAATTTTGAATAGCATCAAATTGATTTTTTAAAAAATTTAAAACAATATCTTGATCTGGATTTGTTTCAGATGGTACATATTTTGGATATGCCGCTTTTGCTTGAGCTAAAAGTTCTGAAAATTTTTGAGGATCTTGAGTAACACCTTTCATAATACTCCCTACAAACCCTTCTAAACTGTCTGTTAATTTAGTTTCCTGTTTGCTTGAAGGTAATGTTTTAGCAATCTCTGCGACCCTTGCTAAATAATCTCCGCCAAATATTTGACTTATATCAGCGTCTGGACCTAATTCTTGTTGCGTTTGAAAGAATGCTAATGTTGAAGCATCATCAAAATTACTTAACAAAGTATTTAACATTGATGTTTGATTTTTAGATGCCGCTATATCTTTTGTTAATGCGGTATTAAGAAGAAGTTTTTTCTCTTGAAAACTAAGATTTGCTAGGTTCTGATCTAATTGTCGTTTCTTAAGTTCAGCATTTAAAGTTGCTATACTCTCTCTACTTTCTACTTGAAACTTTGTTAACTTTTCTTGAAGTGCTAATTTATCTGCTAATTGGTCTTTACTTGCTAATATCTGTGCTCTAACATTTTCCTTGTTTGCTAATAACCTAGCAGCCACCATATCTTTTTGATCGTTCGATCCTTTAACAGTTTTCAACCAATCGTATTTAATACCTCTTTCCCATTTGTCCATTTCCTTTGCCCATGATTTTTCAGATCTTTCATCTTGAAGAGCATTCGTTAGAGCAAACATATTTATTTTTTCTTTTGTAGCTTTCTTTTTTTCTTCTGAAGCAGCAGTTCTTTTTGTAAATTCCATTCCACCTCTAGCAAAATTTTGAAGAGCATGTGGACTCTCTCCAGCAGCAGTAGCAAAACCTGCAAAAGCCATGTTTAAAGCAGCAATTTTCTTTTCATCTTCTGGATCCTCTCCAAAGAAATCTTTATAAAGCTCCTTGTTTATTTTGGCACGTTCCTTTAAACTTTGAATTGGTTTATCTTTGTCTTTGGCACCCGTTATTTCTAATAACTTATCATTAAAACTTAAAATTTCTTCTGGGTTCTTTGACTCTGGATTATAGGTTTTTGTTAAATCTTTAACTCGTTGAGATAGTTCAACTCCATCATTTACAATTTCTTGATTTGTAAGTCCAAATTGTTCATCACCTAATCCTTGGGGATCATAATTTAAATTTGCTGTACCTTCTAATTTTGTTTTTATTTCTGTAGAAACAGCATTTAAATCATTCTTTAAAGTTTCTGTGTCAATTAAAGAGTCTTTTTTCTCTGTTTCTAACCCTTTAGGATTTTCTTGTTTATCAAACTCTGTTTGAGATAAATTTGTTTCAGACAAAGGTTTTTTAGTCGTTTCTAACCCTTTAGGATTTTCTTGTTTATCAAACTCTGTTTGAGACAAGGTTTTTGGAGGCATCGTGGAAGTCATTATTTCAGTATCTAAGGGCCCTGGTTCAGGGATCTTTAATTCCTTTAACTTCTCACCCGTTAAAGAATCATCTTTTTTATCACGGCTTTCTGATATTGTTTTCTGTTTATCTGTTGGTCCTAATACATTTGCTATAGTATCTTTAGCAGAAGATAATATATCTAAGATGCTTGGTGCAGGGTTCAATCTTCTTTCTGCTGAACGTGCAATATTTGTCATTTGAAAAGGCAACGATCCAAAACCCGGTCTTCCAGGTTTTCTACTTTGTAATATGCTTTGAAGACCTTGAACATTCCCAGAACGGATCATATCATTTAAAAATTTATAGTCTTCCATTCCAACGGGTGGTAATTTTGGGACACCACCAAACTGAAACTTCTGTACAGAGGGTAAACCACCTTTATTATAAAGTTTATTACGAGCAGTTCGATTGAACATGCTTCGAGATAAAACACGTTTATTCATATCTACCTCCCGAAACTAAACATATTTGGGAATGCCTGACCCAGACCAGCTAAACCAAGTCCAAGACCTGCAACTTGAGATATCATACTCGGTGGTGGTGTATACTGTTGTGTAAACGTACCACCAGTTGAAGGTACTCCTCTAAATATATCCGATAAAAATCCTATGTTTTGATATGGAGATCTCTCCCTTTCAGCAATTGTTTGTCTGTATGCATCAAGTTGTGCCTGTTGCTGTGCCTGTTCCAGACCACCTAAACCTAATAGATTCTGTACATCTTGCTGTTGTGCACCTTGTAGACCCATACCTAACTGTGCCTGTCCTTGACCGAGTGCAGCCTGTGCACCTCCAATACCTGCTTGAGCTTGTCCAAGTCCTCCGAATATCTGTGCAGCTTGTTGCTGTCTTCTTTGTTGGTTTTCAAACGCTGACTGTGCCTGCCCCATAGCCTGTTGAAAGCCTTGAGATCTTAACTGTGCACCAGTTCTTGCTTGTTGATCAAGCACATTTCTACCTATCTCTGCTGATCCGATAGCCTCTCTACCACCACCAAATGCACCAGCAGCAACCGCCCTATCTTTTAATGCCTGTTGTTGTCTATCCCCTAAACGGCCTATGTCTTTCTGTGTTTGTTCAATAACTTGTTCAGTGTACGGATCCATGAACTGAGAAACAGAAGATGGATCAAAAGCTTGTGTTGAACCTGCCACAGTTTCTGCACCTTGGCCAATTGTCCCTAAACCAGTTCCCAATGTTTGTGCACCTGCACCCATTTGATTTGCTGCTGATTGAAAAAATGGAGCATATGAACCTAGTCCTGCTGCACCCATTCTTAGAGCTTGCTGTTGTAAAGGTGTCATGCCTGCTACTTGATATTCAGGTACAAACATTCCGCCTTGAGTTCCAAGAGCCGAGGCACCAGCTAAAAGATCTTTAAGATAATTCTCCTGGTAAGCAGGTAAAAAGGTCTGTTGTGAACCGCTTGCTACAGCCATCATGCTCTCCTTTCAAGATTATTCATTAGTTCATACATGGCTTTTGCACCTTTCTCAATACTTCCGCCACCTGCAGCCTTGACTGCTTTGTTGGTCATCACAAACTCACCATCTGACAGTGCTGCTTTTTGAACTGGTTTACCATCTTGATATATCATACCTGGTATACTATCAGAGGTACCTGTTCCTGGGCCACGCAACAAGCCACCAAATGTAGGCATCGCCATGCCGCCTAAATTAAACAATGCCATTAATCCGCCTTCAGCTGCTTTAATAGCTTCATCTCTTTCTTCTGCTGTTCCATAAAACTTACCAGTTTTGCTGTCAACAAAAACCTTATACTTTGTTGGATCACCTTGGTAATCAGTTGTTTCCAAAGTCTTCATATTAAAACCTTCAGGTAATCCGACTCCTTCTTGTCCACCTTTTTTAGACATCAATGATAGAAGAGCAAGAAGACCTCCGCCTATTCCTATACCTGGTATATTTTTAAATAAATCTCCAAGACCTGCCATATAATATCCTCTTTGCTATACCTTAACTTATTTCCATAAAACTTACAACCACATGTAAACGATTTGCTGTAGCTGCTGTCGCTTTTAATATTTCTGACTCTGCCAACACCAAAGGTGCTGATAACAGTTCAACAGTTCCATTTGCACTTACAGCTTTTACCTTAAACAAACTAAACACATCACTACCTGCTGTAATAGTTAACGTAATTGTGTCTGCATTTCCACTATCTTCTGATACTAATATAGATTTTATTACAGCTGTGGTAGCGTTGTCGGGTGTCAATACAGCCGTAGCATTTGTTGTAGTCAAGTCTGTCTTAGCATTTTTATAACGTATTGTCATTGACCCATGAACCAGCTAATTGTTTCTAATTGTTCTTCTGTTTCAGAACTTTGTTGTTGATTGATAAATACTTCCAACGCTCTAACTAAGTCAAACATATATTCGGGTGTAATCTCTGTTGGCGGTTCTGGAAGTCTTGGCGGTGTTACACCTAAATTACCATAAACCATTAACGTCTCCCATCTGGTCTAATGCTGACCCTTGGTGATCCTAACTTCCATTTCATACCTGTAGCGTCCGAATCAACCCGTAAAGCAAATGAACGTCCTCTTGCCCGTAAGTTTATTTGATTAGTGAATAACTCAACGGGTGATGTAGCTGTGCGTGTTGTTGATCCAGCAGATGTATTAC